TCCATTGACCTCTAAATTGTTTTTAACTACATCTAATAAGACAAGTTCTTCCTTATTAAAATCTATTATATGTTTATCTTTGAAAGATTTAACCTCAAATATAAAAGTGCAATTTTCTTTACTTGCAAATTCTTGTAAATATATCTTTATGTTTGAGTTCTCTCTATCCCATAACTCTTGAAAGTAATTTTTCCAATCTCCTTGTGTAGTAGATTTAGTTGCTAATACAACCTCTCCATTTACTACTGACATAAGTCCTAAAAAACCATTTTCTTTATATTTTGCTATTAAAGGATATTGTAAACTCTTTTGTAATTCTTCATCTCTTGTTTCTACTCGTTCGAGATATGTAAAAAATTTTTCATAACTTCTAATTTTAATATCTCCACTTTCTCTATCTACAAATAATCCTCTTGCTTTAATTGTAATATCATTCCATTGTTTCTTTCTAAATACATTATCTCCAAAATTAAGAGATAATAAGTTAGGTTCACATTGCTTTACTTTTACTAATTTACTCAATATAAGTTTATTTACTTCTTCGTTTTGAGTTAAGTTCTTACTTTCAGTTCTATTATATTTCTCTCTTTCTCTATTAAAATAATCTTTATCATAAACTTCATTCTTTATGCTTTCTAATCTAGGTTCTTTTCCTTTTTCAAGTACATAATACATCAAGTTTCCACCAAATTCTACTTGACCCTCTAAATTAATAGAATGTTCTGTACATTTATTAGCTCTATGTCCAAATATTTGAATAAATTCTTGGCATTTTCCTAGTGCATAGTTATTTTCATAAATACCACTTATGTCATCTTCATAATTTCCAATTCCCTTAATCATATCATCTGTTGCAATATATGTCATCAAAGGCACACTAGGTAACCCAGCGTGAGTACATAAATACTTTTTACCCTCAAATTCAAAAGCATAGGCTTGTCTTTGTTTCTTATAGAATTGTCTTAGCTTGGATTTTAATTGTTCAAGTTCTTCATCACTAAGTCCATCTATAAGTGTAGGTAAAGTTTCATTTAAAAATTTCTTGCTTTTTATTTCTCTACCTTGACCATAAAAACATTCCCAGCTGTGATTCCCTTCCAATAATATTACATTTTTCAAAGTAGATAGATACATCATTCTTTTTAGTGTTTCTTTATGTTCAATACCTCTATCTAAATAATCTCCAAGAAATATATATAAGGTATCCTCTTTATATCCCTCTTTATCAAACATTTGTCCTAAAACTGTATTACAAGAATGCACATCTCCAACTATAATAACTCTGTTATATTTGTCTGTAATATTATCTACATAGAAATTATTAATATCTTCTATCTTATCAATCTTTTTTACACCTTTTGATAACTCTGTTTGTTGTACTAATGTATATATTCTTTTAATTACATCTTCAGGCACAAATTTATACTTATCTCTCAATCTATTTCTTTTTAAACACTCTTCTAAGGGTGTATCTAATTGCTTTACAAATATAGTATACTTATACATTTCTGCCATTGCTTTATAGTTATTTAACATTTTTTGAGTGGAATGTGTAGCATCTATAACTGTAAAATCTCCTCTTTTCATTCTTTCTTCAAGACATTGTAATAACATATTCCAAGCTAATCTATCATTCTTTTGACTAATTGAAAATTCTCCATCTAAAGATAAAATTGGATTTTGAATTGCCACTCTCATTTCATCTGCACTTAGTGTATAAGGTTCTAATCCATTTTCCTTAATCCAAGTAGACTTTGAACTTGCAGGACATCCTCTCATTAATAATAATGTTCTCATTAAATCATCCCCTTTATATTTTAATTTTATCTAATTTTTCTCTAAACTCTTTATTAATTTCTTCTATTGTAGGTACTTTTATATCAGAATTTAATATCCATTCTTTTGTTATTGGCTTAGCTTTAAATACTTCATCTCTAAATAACTCATATAATTCTTTTTGAGGTATAGTTATAACATCCCAACAATCAGCTACATAATTCTCCACTTGTGTCATAAAATACTTTGATTTTAAAAATATATTTCTAGGGTATTCTTTTATTAATTCCCACATTTCTTCATAGGAATTATTTACTAATAATCCTTTCTCATATTTTAATAATCCTAGCTCTACCCAAGTTTGCATAATTTTATCAAAATCATAAGTTCCTATAATTATATTTCTTATTTTATTAAAATCTTGGTAATAATAATTATCTAAAAAATCAGGTACTCTATAATAAGTATACACTTGTTGTCTAAAACTATTAAACATATATACAATTCTATTCTCAAACTTTTTATAACCCATATTTTCCAATAGAATTTTATTTGCTTGTGTAATTAAGACTCGCATACTTTTTACAAATATAAGTACTCCTTCTTGATTATATTTCTTTTTAAAAAATTTATTCCAATTTTCTTTATACAGTTTTTCTATATCTAACCAAGTACATTTAAAAGTTAAATTATTATTACACTGTTCTTTTACTAATGTTTTCATATAGTCATTATATTGTTCTTGTTTAGTCATACATACCCCTAGTTTATAAACTCATTATCTTCTATCTTTTTAACTAATACTCCACCATCTTTTCTTCTTTCTACTATTTCCAATCCTAATTCAGCAAATATTTCATCAGCAAAATATTTTGCTTTATAGTCTATTAACATTTTTAATACAGGGTCAGCTAAAAATACATCTATATCCTCATAAGAATCTCTGTATATATCATAATTATCTTTTCTTTGTTCTACTATGTATTTTATAAATAAATATTCCTCTGTTAAACTATCTGATTTAACTTTTTCAGATAACTCTTCCCATTTTACAGGGGGATTCCAATTAGCACCTACATCTTTTAAAAAACTTTCTAAAATTTCAGTATAATAAATATGTAGAGCTTCAACTCCATATTTACTAAAAAATTCTATTGACTTATCTTGTAGTAATTTTAAATTTTTATTTTCCATATTATCACTCCTTTTAAAAATTATTACTCGTAATTATTATTTTGAATAATTATTATTTATTAGACTTTGTAATTTACACTTTAAAACAATTTTTGAAACTTAGGTATATAATTAATCCAAAAAGTTTTTAAAATCGTTTTTAGACCTATCACAGACATTCAGAATTGAAATTTTAGTCTAGTGAGAAATAACATAACTCACTTTTACCAATTAATCCTAATTCAGTTAATTGTTCTAACTTGATTTCAATATCTTTACTATTAGCAAGTTTATTATCCAGTTTAGACACTTTATTCATTATATCTGTAACACTAAAATCTCCTTTCATATCTAAAATAGCACCTACAACAATATTTTTAGCTTGTTTCTTTTGTGGCTTGAAAGGTTTTATAATTATAGTTTGATTTTCTATATCATAATCTATAATTACTTCATTATTCTTTTCTTTATCATACCCCATAGCTTCTACTTTCTTCTTATTCAAAATAAGACGAATACTCTCGTAGCCTCTTCCTATGTTAAGCCAATTTAATTTACTCACTTTCATACTATCAACTCCTTTTTAACTTTTGATAACCTATTACAGCATACAAAACAGATTATGTCAATAAAAATTTTAAAATATTTTAATAAAAGTAAAAGAGTAGAAAACTATACTCTTTAAATTTCAATAATATCTGTGATAGCAACTACATCTGAATTTTTAATATATAAATCAAAATCATCACTCTCCCAAGTTTTACCTATTACATCTTCTGTTAATAAATCATATTCAGAAGCATAAACTACTTTATCTTTATAATTCTCATAATTTTCAATACATACCTGATAAGATTTAAAAATATTATCATTCATCTTAGATAAAATAAGTATATAATTAAAACTATCCCAATATTTAATCCTTTAATACCTCATCACTTCCTTTTACAAGCTCTGTAATACCCTTATTTAACATTATGAATATAAAGGTATACTCTTTATAGTCCTCACTGTCTGTTTGCTCTAATTCATACTTATAATTCATTTTAAATACTATTAGACATTTAGTTTGAGTTTTATAAATGACAACTCTTTTAGGTTGCATATTAGAATAGCAACCTCTTTTAAATTCATTTCTAAAATATTTTCTTATTTCTGATGTTCTCTTTATATTCCATATACCTTTCTCATATAAATCATTCCATAAAGTAAAGCTATTATAATTATTCTCTTCTTTTGATTGAATATTGAAAGCAATAATATATTTACTTATGAAATTAATATATCTTTTAAATCCTATTTGTCTAGGGATATGGTAATTATAAGTTTGAATTAGTTTATGATTTCTTTTCTTATTCACATATTATCCTTATCATATTTATAAAGTTGCAGTTTAAATAATTCTAAACGAAAATTATCAATATCTGACAAAGAGGAATAATTAATAGCACCTAATTTTTTATATCTAGCAAGTATATGCTCTAATAATAGAATACAATCATAAATATATATTTTATCTAAATCAGTATTTGATATTATAAAATCATTATAAATATATTGCTTTTCTGTTAAATTAAATAATGATTCTTTCGTATTTAAAGATATATTAAAAGAATATTTTTTATTATCTATTTTGGATTCAATATTCATATTACATATAGTTGTATCATCCTTGTCTACTCCACCAAAATCCAAAGTTAAAATCCTAATATGCCTATTAGAAAATGCTTTAAACTCTTGTAAAACCTCTGTATATAACTCACTTAATTTTATCATATATACCTCCTTATTTCTTACTCTTTAACTCTTCTTCACTAAAATTATTATATCTTCTCTTCCATTCTAGGACAAAAGCATAAGCTCTAATTCTACTAATGCACCAAAAGCCTCCCCTAACATCTTCTAATTTATTGTATTTGTCTGCATCTAACATAAAATAAGTGAATATCAATATATGAGCTACATCTCTTAACTCTAATAATATTTTATCTTCTAAATTAGATGGAATAACATCATTATTATTTACATCTATTTCTTTGTATATCCACGAATCTGATTTAAAGATTTCCTTATTATTATAAAGTTCAGCTAGTGTCTTATTACTAATGTGTCTAATCAAAGCAAAATGAATAGTATTGTCCTTATAAAGTTTAAATTCTATTTTTATTTGATTACCTTTTATTACATTAATATTAATTATTTTCATATTGTTACTTATAAGATTACACTGTTTTGTTACTTCACTATCTATAAAGTATGCAAAGAAAATTTCATTTAATGTAACTCCTGTTTTTGTCTCTTTCATTTATGGTATACCTCCTATTAATAATTATATTTTAACTAATTATAGCATACTTTTTTGAATATGTCAAGTAATATTTTTATAAAATATTTGACAAAAACTAAATTATATGCTATAATAGTGTAAAATTGGTTGTGGAAATATAAAATAGTGGTTTTATGCGTATTTCAGAAAATTTTTGGCACTTGTTATTTTTATTTGTTTTTTTTTTTCTTTTTCTTTTAGCATAGAGAATCTTTCTTTTTAGGGAAATGCAAAAAAACTCTTGTAATACCAACGCAAAAAAAAGGTGTTGTGGAAAAATTAGGTAATTTTGGTACTCTCAACCAATGAATTTATGGGATGTTATAAAATTGAAAAATCATACAAAAATTGCAATATTTCTTTTAATACCAATGTAAAACTAAAATTTTGTGGAAAAGACGAAAATATGGTATATTGAGCAATAATTATAAAATTTAGGAGGTAAATTAAATGTTAGATTCAAAAAATAAAGAAATAAACTTACAAAATATTATGAAAAAATTGAAAAACAATGAATTAACTTTTGAGATATTTGAAAGGATAGGTTTTATAAATAAAACAGTACCTATAACAGTTATAGATGCAATATGTGGTAAGGGTAAGACTCAATTTTCATATCAAAACATAAAAGAAAATTCAACACAAAAGTTTATTTATGTAACCTTATATAAAACAGAAATAGATAGATTACTTAATTTTTGTGAGAATGAAGGTATACAAATACAAACGCCAAAAGAAATATATGACAAAAATACAAATACAAAAAATAAATCTAATGGTTTGAAAATATTATTAAAACAAGGTAGTAATATTGTTATGACTCACGAGTTATTTAAAATAATGCAAGAAAATTTAATAGAATATATAGAGAAATATAACTATGTGTTATATTTAGATGAAGTTATGGATTTAGTACACACTTATAAATATAAATATTTTACTAAAGAAGATATATTTTTATTATTGGCACAAGAAATTATAGATATAAAAGATTATATAATTGAGTGGACATCATCTTACTATAATAGTGATAATACAAACATAGATTATGTAAATAGTAAAAATTATTTTAGTTCTAACACTTATGATGGTGTTTTTACAGATTTTAAAAATAAATGTGATAATAAATCTTTATATGTGATTGCAACAAATAATAAAAAAGGTAAAAGTATATATATGAATTTAGTATATATATTTCCACCTAAGATATTTACTGCATTTAAAAAAGTATTTGTATTAACTTATATGTTTGAAGCACAATTACAATCTGTATATTTTAAATTAATTTTAAATCCATATAAATTAAAAACTGTATGTTTTAATGAGAGTTTAAATAAATATGAATTAAAAGATTATGATTTAGAGGAAACAAAATTAGAATTTAATTGTTATAAAAATTTAATGAATATATATCAAGGGAAATATAATGATATAAGTAAAAAGACTAATTATTCTTATACATACTTACATAAGAATGAATTATCAGATATAAATAAACTTATGAGAAATATAAAAGAACGAGTTTGGAAAGTTGGAAATGAGGAAATTTTATGGACAACAGTAAAGGGTCAAAATGATAGGATTAAGGATAATTTATCTAAACAAGGTTTTAAATCTAATTTTGTACCTATAAATATGAGAGCCACAAATGAATATAGGTATAAAACTCATTTAATGTACATATATAATAAGTATATGAAACCTGACTTAAAAATTATATTTGGAATGGATATAAATGAAGATATTTATGCTCTATCAGATTTAATACAATGGATATTTAGGAGTGCAATTAGGGATGATAAACCTATAAATTTATTTTTACCAGCTGAAAGAATGAGAGATTTAATAAATAGGTCAGATAATTATTTTGATTTAATGTATAAAAGTTATTTACATAAACAAGAATTAATACAAGAACTTAGAATTAAAATATTGAAAGAAAAGTTTTCAAAGTAAAATCTTGACAACAACAAATAAAAATGTTATAATATATCATAAAATATAATTAATAAGGAGAGTGATAAACTTATGGCACTAACAAAAAAACAAATGGGTGTAGACGCCTATAAATGGTGTTTATTCCTTAAAAAAGAATTTAAGATAACTGATAGTGTAGCTTCTGCTATATATTATAAATATGTAAAAGGTGTATTAGCAGACAGAGGATTATTAGAAATAGGTTATAAGCCTACAAGAGAATTAGATAGTGTATGGATACCTAAATTCAGAGCAGATTTACAAAACTTTGTAAAAGATGTGAAAGGAATAGGGTTACAAAATTATCTAAGAATAGTGAATGGATTTAACTTTGATTACTTTACCATAACTACTTTTAATGTACTTATAGAAGATTTTATTGCTAATGGGACAGAGGGAAGTACAATATTACCTTTCAGTAAGTTTTTTGAGTATGTAGTTAAGATTACTGATGACTATAAACAACAATATAATAGGACAGTAGTAGATAAAATTACAAGAGAGAATGTATTAGATAGAATAAGAGTATCTGATGTATTATTACTAGATGTACACTGTAAAGTTATAGATGTCAACCTAGAGGGGTATGCAGATAAGGTAGAGTTTATAACAAGTAGAGAGGCTTATTGGGTGGAAAAGCAAGTATATAGATATTTAAAAGCACTTGAAAAAGAAAAGTATGATTTTGTTACAGATGAGATTATTGACTTTGTATTAAAAAAGAATAAAGTAAAATTGAATGAAGGACAAAATCAAGCTGTTAGAAGTTTTAGACATTATGGATTTAATATTATAACTGGTAAAGCGGGCTGTACAGATGGAAATACCGAGATTTTAACCCCTAATGGTTGGATAAAAATATCAGAATGGAAAGGACAAAATATTTTAGAAATAGATTTCAAAGACGAAGAATATAAGGATAAGACTACTATAGGAGTATTCAGACAACCTAAATCTTATATAAAAGAAAGAGTCAATCAATTTTATCAAGTAAAATCTGAAATTGTAGATATGATAATTTCTGAAAATCATAATAATATTTGTTTAACTAATTCTGGAAATAATATTTATAAAATGACTACTTTAGATTTATATAATAAATGGAATAGTTCAAATAAAAAAAATACTTATTGGAAAATACCTGTGTGTTTTAATTATAAAAATAATAAACAATTAGACTATTCAGAGGAATATATAAGATTAAAAGTGGCTATATTTGCAGATGGACATTTTGAAAAAAAATTACATACAAATAGATGTATATTATCTTTTCAAAAACTTAGAAAGAAAGAAAGATTGGAATATTTATTAAATATTCTAAATATATCTTATAAATTAACTCAAAGCTATTCTGAAAGAAGAAAATCAGATGTATATAGATTCTCTTTTTATGTAGATAATAAAGATAAAATATTTACTTGGGATTGGTTTTTAAATTCTAGTTATGAACAAAAACAAATTATTATAGATGAATTAAGATACTGGGATGGATATTGTAAAAAAAGTTCTAAATTAGGAGGTTATGAATATTATTCTAATGTGAAACAAAATGTAGATGTTATTCAAGCTATTGCACACTCAATAGGGTATACTGCTAATTTAAGAATAGATGAAAGAAATAACTGTTATATTTTATATATTTCTAATAGATGTACATATAGAACACTTAATAAACCTAGTCAAACTACTTTTGAAAAAGTAGAAGCGGGAGAGTATATGTACTGTTTTGAAACTCAAAGTGGGCAATTTTTAATTCGTAGAAATGGTAAAGTAGCAATAACAGGTAATAGTGGTAAGTCTTTTACATCAAAACAAATAATAGATAGTATGATTAGAGCAGGATATGACTTGACTATGTTGACACCAACTGCCATATCAGCAAAGGTTTTAACAAACTTTACAGGTAGACAAGCATACACTTTTCATAAGTATTTTATGGGAAGTGGTGGAAGTTCTACTAATAAAGATGATGAAGAACAAAAAATAGAATCTATTAATGAACAAGTGTACTATATAGATGAATGCTCGATGCTAGGCTTGGAGCATTACAAAATGCTAGTTACTCGTGTGTTATGTCCTGCATTAGATAGGAGAGAACAATTTATGTTAGAAAACCCAGATGCACCTAAAGAAGAAATACCGAAATTACCTAAAATAGTTATGGTAGGGGACACTAATCAATTACCTAGTATTAGTGCAGGTAGTTATTTTAGAGATTTTATAGACCTGTATAAAATAGGGGATTTGAAATGTAATTATATCAATTTAACACAAATAATGAGAGCAAAATCAGATACATATATACCTTATATTTGTGATAAATATTGTGTAGACTACTCTCCTATGGAAGATAGTATGTATATGAATGAAGAACCTAATGTATTTATGCTACCTCTATCAGAAGAACTAGAAACAGGAGATGCTTTAGGTAAATTTATCTATGAGTATATGCAAGAAATGAATAGTGTAGACCCTAATAATCCTTATAACTTTGAGAATACAACTATTATGTTACCTCAAAAGGTAGGGGATAAAGGTACTAAAAAAATTAATGAAGTCTTAGATACTCTTTATAAAAAAGATAACCCTAATGCTAAAACTATTGGTATGGTTATGAAAAATAATTATGATTTAATGGTATTCAACGGAGACAGATTTAGATTAGAGGGTAAAGAAGTATATGAGGAAAATCATTATTATGATAAACAAGGCAATCCAAAAGTAGAGATAGTATATGAATACACTGTTACTATGCTAGATGATGATAGAGAAGTTAAATTTAAAGATGGAGAGGTTAATTGGGAATTAGCCTATTGTTCAACAGTACATAAATTACAAGGGTGTACATCAGAAAATGTAATATTTGTGGCAAGTAGAACACATACATTTATGCTAACTAAACAATTAGTTTATACAGCATTATCTCGTGCTAGTAAAACTTTAACAGTGTTATATGATAAATTTACTTTTGAAAATGCAAGAAAAAGGGATACAAAGTACAATAGAAAAACATTCTTAGGAGAAATAGTTAAATTAAGAAAAGGAAAAGGTGGTAGATAAGATGGAACAAGAATTAATAAAAGTAGAAATAAATAGCAATAATGAAAAATGTGTAAGTGGAAAAGAATTACATAAAGTTTTAGAAATAGGAACTAGATTTGATACTTGGTTTAACAGAATGTGTGAGTATGGATTTGTAGCAAATGTAGATTTTACCCCTATGCTCAAAATTGTACACGACCCTATTACTAAAAAAGATAGAGAAGTGTTAGATGACTATGTAGTAAAATTAGATATGGCAAAAGAGATTGCTATGATACAAAGAACAGAAAAAGGTAAACAAGTAAGATTATATTTTATTGAAATAGAAAAGAAATATAATAATATAGAAAAGGAAGATTTATTACTACTAAATGTAGTTAGAGCAGAAAGTAAAGAACAAATAAGTTTGGCATTAAATGAGTATAGAACTCAAATAGTTATTCCTTTAAAAACAGAATTGAAAGAAACTCAACAAAAATTACAGTATAAACAAGAGGTTATTAATGGATTGTCAGAGGATACAAAATTACAAACTCAAAGACAATTTTTAGTAGAAATAATTTGTGCTAAGTCTAAAAATCCACAAGTAATTAAAGATAGATGGAATTTATTGTATGATTTCTATGATAAAGTAAAACATATTAGAGTAAGAGCTAGATGTGAGGGGTATAACTTAAAACAAAAGAAAAAGAAAGACCAATTAAGTGTACTAGGTTACATAGATGAACAACTAGGAGATATTCCAACCTTATATCAAGTAGCTGTAAAATTATTTGAATCTGATATTAAAGATAGATTACAAAAATATATGGAGGCTTTATAGTATGTTTACAGTTACAGGATTAATGAATAATAAAACAAATGAATTGGATACTATTGTAGTAAATAATAAAAAATATGAGTGGGGAGGGTTTAATAAAGGTATTCCCCCTAAAACATTTAAACAATTATATTTAGATAACAATAGGGATATAGATGGTATATTTTATTTTATTCAAGAATTAGCTTATGGTGGCGAAAAATGTGATGAAAAATTATCTGTTGAAGAAATAATGGAGTTGAGAAATAAAGATTTATTTTATCTCTATGTAATTACTTTTGTTGGTTATTTGGCTATTTATACAGTTGAAGTAGAAGATAAAGATTTTAAGGATTATACTTATGAAGAACTTTTTAATATATCTGAAAGAGATACATTTGTAGCTTGTCTCCTAGAGAATATGGTAAATATATTTGGAGAATTTCATTTAAGTAGAGTATTTCCATTATATACAGGTAAATCAATTTTAACGGGTTTAGACAGCCAAAATAAGCCAATCTATAAAGATGGTAGTAATGATATAGGTACAAAGGAGGAAATGCCAAAATGGGTATGCTAAGGCTTTCAGAATTGAAATTAAAAGATGAGATGAGAAAATATTTTAATCTTAAAGTTGAAGAACTACAAAATAGAGTAAGACAGCTTAAATTAAAAAAGAAATTCTATATATTAACAAATGAAAATGATAAAGGTTGTATGCTATATGCAAAGCATAGAATGGCTTTTGGTCAAATGTTAGGTTTAGAGGTAGTAGCAATACCTATTACCTCTGTGCAAGGCTTAAAAGAGGTTCTACTAGATATAAACAGTAATAGAATACCTTGTATGCTAGATATGCCTTGTGAGGATAATATTTATAAAACATATAAGAAATTAGTGTCAAAAGGATTAGATGTTGAGGGATTAGATATTTCAGAATGGCTAGATACAGATAATTATGATTATGCACCTGCAACACCAAAAGGAATAATGCAATTTTTAGATTGGTTAAATATAGAAGATTTTGAAAAGAAACAAATAACTATAATAGGTAAAGGTAGAACAGTAGGAAAGCCATTAATGAATATATTAACTAGATATTATAATAATGATGTTATGTGTGTTAATACTAATTCAAGTTATGATTTTATGATGTTTGCTTGTAAGAATGCAGATATTATAGTATGTGCTAGTGGTACAAGAGGTAGTATAGGAGATTTTCATACAAGTGATATTAAAAATGTGTTAGTATTCAATGTAGGTACTTGTGTACATAATGGAAAATTAGTTAATGAATATCAACCTGTTAAAGACAATATTCAATATACAGATACAAAAGATAGTGTAGGTATGTTGACTTTATTAGCTTTATTTGACACTATAGTTAAAAGAATGGAGGAATAAATATATGAAAAAATTTAGAGAAGTAGATTTAGACAGCTATTTAAAAAAATATGATTTATTAGATTTATATACAGATAAACCTGTTAGGGATACTACTTTATTCATAAATAAATATAAAAAATTTAATTTAGATAGAGAAAAATATAATTATGATGAGTTTTTAAGAGATAAAGTAGATAGTATTGTTTTATTACTAGAACAAGGACAATGGGTAATGGATAAAGATATTACCATAGATTGCTATGATTGGAAAGTAAATGATTATATTTTTGACTTGAAAAGAATATTTTTTAAAACAAATATTTTAACAGATGAAAGTATTTATTATGATGATAGAATCAAGCTAAAAGAAATAGTTATGCTTTTATGTAAAAAATATCAAGAAAATATTAAATATCACATTAAAAAAATAGAAAATATATTTGATGAATTAGAAATAGGATTAAAATATAATAAAGAGTTAGAAGAATATTTAGAAAAGGTAGGAGATTAGTTATATGGATTTAAACAAAGAATTAGATTTATTAAAGAAAGAAAATGAAGAATTAAAAAGTAGAATTAAAGATTTACAAGTTATAGAAGATTTATTTTATTGGAATGAAAGACAACCTAGTACAAGAGAAAATATTATTATGATATTAGATTCTGTATATGAGGATAATACTGTTAAGTATGTGGAAAAGACCAATGTATACCACGAAATATATACGGAGTTAAAAAATAGATTTAATTTAGATTTATTAAGTAAGTATATCAAAGCTAAGAACTTAAATAAGACACAAACTCAAGGTGTATTAGACTATACTTGTGAACTAAAATATGATGACTTACTCTTAGACTTAATTATATATGTTTATCCTAAAAATGCTAATAAAGTTTTAAGATATTCAGATAGTTTATTTAATAAAATATATGCTAGAGTATATGAGAAATTTAGTAAAGAGTAGATAATTTCTACTCTTTTTATTTTTATTAAAATTTTTATTGACATTTTATTTTATTTATGTTATAATTAGTTATCAAAAATAAAAAGGAAGTGGTGTAATATGGGTAAAAAAGATTTAAGTTATGATGTAAGAGATTTACAAGTAGCAATAGAACATTGTAATGAAAAGGTAAATACTCTTAAAGGAGATTGTCAAAAGGAACATTATAAACTTTTATTGATGTTACTAGATTTAAAGGAGTATAAAGTACAAAATAATTATGAACCTAATAATGTGTATTCAATTAATTCTTTAAATGAAATCAAACAAATAAGAGAAAAAGCAAAAAGTAGACAAATTTTAATTAGTAAATTTAATTTATTAGTTGAAAAATTAAATGAATTATTTAATAAAGCAAGTTTAGAGTTAGATTGTAAACAAGAGTATTTAGTTATCAAAGATAAAGATAATGAATACTGGTTTGATTACACATTTTTAGATAATAAATTAAATTTAGTTTTAATATATGAAATTGACAATATGAGTATACAATTATATAGAAAAATTAGTGGAGTATTTGAAGATATTTTAATACAATGTGATAACTTAGAAATAGAGGTGGTTAAATGAAATTAGATGAGAGAATGAAAAAATACGAATATGTTACTAGACATTATTTAATGACTAGAACACCTGTTATTGTGAGAATTGATGGCAAAGCCTTTCATACATTTACAAGAGGTATGAAAAAGCCTTTTGACCCCATATTTATGGAATCTATGCAAGATACAATGAAATATCTTTGTGAGAATGTTCAAGGTTGTGTGTTAGGGTATACACAATCTGATGAAATTAGTTTATTATTAATAGATTATGAAAATTTAGAAAGTTGTGCTTGGTTTGATAATAACCTAAGTAAAATTATTAGTATTACATCTAGTATAGCAAGTTTATACTTTCATAAGGCATTTTATAAAAATATGTTTAAATATTGTGTAGAAAATAATACTAATAAAGATTATAATGACTTATTAGTAAATAAGAGTAATACTTTACAATTCTTTGATAGTAGAGCTTTTAATTTACAAAAAGAAGAAGTTAATAATTATTTTGTTTGGAGACAACAAGATGCCATTAAAAATGCAATTCAAATGATTGGTAGAGCTTATTTTTCTCATAAAGAATTAGAAAATAAAAATGGTAAAGATATTATAGATATGTTAGATACTTTACATATAAATTATCATTCTTTCTCTACTTGTGAAAAAAGAGGTACTTGTTGTATTAAAACCAATAAAGGTTGGGAATTAGATACTGAAATACCAATTTTTAAAGATAATAAAGAGTATATTGAAAAATTAATTTATGTGGGAGAGTGATATATGAAATGTAGTGTTTGTGGCAAAGAAATAGATGGTAAATTCTATAAGGTGTATCCTACACAAGAAAATGAATATTATACAAATAACAATATTCTATTTATATGTAATAATTGTGTTAGGGTTAGAACAGTTAAAGTATTTAAAGTAAAACAAGGGTATCCATTACAAGATTTAGAATTTATAGAATACAAAAATTGTGATACCTATGCTAATGTATTAAATTATGTTCAATCGTTAGAGATAAAAGCATTAAAATTACAGAATACATTAAAGGATATAGAAAAGGATATAAATATGGATACTCTTACAAAAGATTATATAAAATCTATGTTAGAAGAGGACTTAAATAATATTAAACAAGAATTAAAATTGTTAGATAAAGAATATAAAAGGAGTGGTGTGTAATGCCAAGAGAAGTTAAATATGGAATTTTAGGTGGGATAGGAATTATTTTATTAGTTTTATTATTTTGGAATGGATACACAGTAGATACCGGAGAAGTTGCTATTATTAGTAATTTTGGTAAAGTATCTAAGATAGAAACAGAGGGATTACACTTTAAAATACCTTTTGTTCAAAGTAGACATTATATGGAAACAAGAGAGAAAACATATATATTTGGTAAAACAGATGAAATGGATACTACAATGGAAGTTAGTACCAAAGATATGCAAAGTATTAAATTAGAGTTTACAGTTCAAGCTAGTATAACTGACCCTATGAAATTGTATACTTCTTTTCAATCTAAATATGAAAGTAGATTTATAAGACCAAGAGTTAAAGAAATAGTACAAGCAACTATTTCAAGATATACAATAGAAGAATTTGTGAGCAAAAGAGCAGAGATATCTAAACAAATATATGAGGATTTAAAAGATGACTTTGCTTTATATGGTATTTCAGTTAGTAATGTTAGTTTAGTTAATCACGATTTTAGTGATGATTATGAAAGAGCTATTGAGAAAAAAAAAGTTGCAGAGCAAGAAGTTGAAACTGCTAAAGCATACCAACAAAAATTATTAGTAGAACAAGAAAATAAAGTTAAATTAGCAGAATATGAGTTAAAAGAAAAGGAATTAAAGGCAAAAGCTAATGCTATTGAAAGTAATTCACTTAGTCCACAATTACTTAAAAAGATGGCTATTGAAAAGTGGAATGGACAATTACCAAGAGTTCAAGGCAATGGCACTAATACACTTATACAGTTAGATTGATAGAGGAGATAGAGTAGTTGTTTGGCTACTCTATTTTTTGCTTGACATATTCTTATTTTTATGCTATAATACTCTTAAATAAAATAAAGGTAGGTGTTCAAATGGTTTTTAAAGTTATAGGCTTAACTCTTGGTACTATACTATGCTTATTTTCTATTATTAGCTTTCTAAAATGGAGAAGTGATAAAGAAAAAATGGATAGTATAATTTTAGGTTTTATTGGATTTGTAATTATAAGAGTAATATTAAAATATTTTTAAAGGAGGAATATATGGAATTTGATTGTTTAGGACAGAATACAAAAAGTAACATAAAATTAATTGTAAGAAATGAATTAGCTCATCGTGATTTAACAATAAAACAAATAAACTTTATTAATTTAGATAATGGTTGGAAGTTTGAGATGATAGTAGACCAAACACAAGATAGTTTATATGTTATCTATGATAGAAATACATTTAGTGATATGAATTTATATAATCATATAGGTGTTTATTATTGCTATTCTAATTTTAAAAAAGAAAATGAAGAATACTATAATAAATTAAGAGAAAATAACACTATTCAAAAGGTCAAAGATAGAATACTTAAATTTCTATGTGATGTGTCTTATCATAGTGAATTAACTAATATTTTAAGTTATCAAAACATAGATAGTTTAAGGTTGTTGTGTAAAAATGTATATGTAATTTTTGAAAAAGATAATAATTTTACTATTCAACTTATGAAAGAAGATTATACTATATTTGCTAGTATACATCTTAGAGTAAAAAAGAATGGAAAATACACTTTAAAGTGGACAATAGAGGAACAGAATAATTTAACAGATATTATTCAAACTCAACAAGAGAATACTACTCTTATAAGTTGTATAGTGTTATTGAAAACTTTATTAGAAAGAAAGGGGTTGAGATATTGTGAAAATTCTTAATATATGGGGTAAACTCCCAAATGTATTTGTAAAAACTTGGGATGGTATGGAAAGTATATATTATAAGACTGTTTTAGTAAATGGTAAGTATAGGATGTATAAACTAATTTATAGATACTCTGACAGTTATGATGTTATTAGATACTGGAGTAATGATAAAATATTAATAAATAAAGTTAAGGAATATTGTGGCATTAAAAATTAAATCAATTCTAAGGCTCTTATAAGTACTTTAAACAAGTTTTATAAATTAGGTATATAATTAGTTGTCTATACATATTAAAATGTGTTTAAAGACTATATGAGAGCTTTAAATTAAATTATGAAAGGAAGTGATAAAGATAAAAGAGAAAGATACAATATGGATAAATAGATGGATAGGAAGAGTACCTATTAAAAGAGAGTTTGATTGTTTAGAGTGTGGTAAACACATAGTAGTTAATAGTAAAGAAGATAAAAGAGTTAAATTCTGTTGTGATAATCATAGTAGAAAATATATAAGTAGAGGGCATAGACATAAGAAATTAACTAGAAATAAACGAGAATATAAGTCTTTACAAAGGGATGTTATAAAAGAAATTAATTCAGATTCTTATTATTTTATAGAGAATGGAGTTAAGTATAGATGTAGTAAAAATGGTTATAAAATAAGAGAATTATTTAGTAAAGATTTAATAAAAAATAAAAGAAAAGGTTGGAGTACTCAAGATTTAACTGAACTTGTGGGTTTAAAAGTTGGAGGTTTATATAAGGATAAAGATATTGCATTATTACTTGAAAGACCTATAAGTGCAATTAGGAACAAATTTTATACAGTAAGAAAACAAGGTAAAATACCTATGTATTTGGAAAAATTTAAGAAAGGAAATAGTGATTAGATGAAAAAGTTGTTTACAGAGATACCAAAAATATTGTGTGCTATTATTATAAGTTTTATGGTCATACTTCTTATCTTTATAGGATGTGCTGTTCTAATAGCTTATACAGGTGTATTATTAAATTATTTTAATATTGTAAGCAAAGACTTATTATATTTTATTGTGCCAAAAGCAAGTATGTTATTGAGTGCTATTATATCTGCTTATATTGGAGTATCCATTAGTGAATCAGTATATAATAAATAAAGGTACTTGACAAATTATAGAATATATGATAGAATACTTACAAATTTAGTAAAGGAGTTCAAATGGATAGTAAATATGTTAATGGCAAAATTATGAAACAAAATAAAAAGAATTTATTAAATCAATATTTTACGAAGTCAGAAATAGCAAGACAACTATATAAACAAGTAAGAAAAGTAATATCCAGATTTGATAAAATTGTGGATTTTAATTGGATTGAGCCAAGTGCTGGTAATGGTGCATTTTATAATTTATTGCCTAATAAAAAAAGAATAGGGATAGATATTGAGCCTAAAATTAAAGATGTAATTAAAATGGATTACTTAAAATATCAGATAAAAAAAAGATGATAGAATTATAGTAATAGGCAATCCACCTTTTGGGCATAGAGGTGTTATGGCATTAAATTTTATAAATCATTCGGTAGAGGCTGAATATGTTTGTTTTATATTACCTATGTTTTTTGAAAGTAAAGGAAAAGGTTCAATAAAATATAGAGTTAAAAATTTTAACTTAATACATAGTGAAAAATTACCACCAAATTCTTTTTATAATCCTAATAATAATAAAGATGTTAATGTGGAGTGTGTTTTTCAAATTTGGAGTAAGAAACACAAATTAGAAAATAAAGAATTTTCTTGGTATAATAACAAAGCAAATGAACCATTTAGTGAATATATAAAGGTTTATACTGTATCACTGGCTAAAAATAGAGAATGTGGAAAAAGATGGATATATGATGAAAAAGCAGATTTTTATATTTCTTCAACATTTTACAATAATACAGAAATAGTGTATAATTTTAAAGATGTCAAATATAAATCAGGTATAGCAATAGTTTTTCAAACAGATAACAAAGAAGTGCAAGAAAAAATATTAGATATATTTAAAAATGTAGATTGGCAAAAATATGCCAACAAAGCTACTAATTCTTGTTTTCATTTGGGTAAGTCTAATATATACCAAGTTATCAATGATAATTTGGCATCCATAGAAAGGAGAAAATGATATATACTAAGATTTAGTTTAAAAGTGGGATTTATATATTATAATATCTAGAAGTTTATTAAAGGAGAGTGTTATATGAGATATCAAAAAGAAACAGATTATCAATTTTTATGTAGACAAATAGACAAATGTATTGAACTACTCCAAGATTTAAAGAACACAGAAATAATACCTTGTAGTAATTGGAGTAAACAAGAAAAAGAAAAAGGTAAAATAGTTAAGAGTAGAGTAAAAAGAACTCGTAAACAAATCAATGATTGGCTTTCTCAAATAGAAAAAGATACTTTAGAATTACAAAGATTAGGGTTGATGGAAGATGAAACTATTGATTAGTTGTGTAGTAGGGAATAATCCTAATGCTATTATTACCTATAATAATATTAGAAGATATATATTAGATGTTGATAAGAATAGCTTTATGTCTAATAAGATAGAAGATAGATTAAAAGGCTTAGATTTAATGTGTAAGGCAGAAATGAAAGTACAAGGTAAAGTAAAAGTTTTAACTTATCAGATTGTGAGTGATGACTAATGCCTAGTAAAGTTTATGCTTGGTATAATTCCAATTTAGACAATGGAATAGATAAAGATTGGAATACTTGTAAAGAAAGAAAAGCATTAAGGTATAAGTCTTTTAAAACTCTGCAAGAAGCACAAGATTGGCTAGATAATGGTGCTAAGTATGATAAACCTCAAATAGAATTAAATGAGGGTGTATATTTTGATAGTGGAACGGGACGAGGAAGAGGTATTACAGAAGTAAGAGTTACAGATAAAGATAAGAATAGTTTATTAAAGCATTTAATTACTCCTAGATTTACTCAATGGTTAGATAATTTAGGTTGGAAAATAAATGGATTTGATAACATAGAATTAGATGTACATAAATCTAATAATTATGGAGAATTATTAGGATTATATTTAGCACTTGAAATTGCAAGAAAATTAGGATATATGGATGTGTATGGGGACAGTAAATTAGTTATTTATTATTGGAGTAAAGGACAATATAATAATCTACCAAAGGAAACAGTAAAACTTATAGAAAAAGTAACAGAGAATAGAAAAAACTTTGGTGGAAATATTAGATACATTAACGGGGATTTTAACCCAGCTGATTTAGGATTTCATAAATAATAAAATTTTTACTTGACAAAGTTAATTATGTATGTTATAATAGTTATACAATGTTAAAAGGTAGGTGGTAAGTATAGTATATCAAGGAAGTAAAAATAGATTAGCAAAATATATTATACCTTTACTTAACAAGCTAATTCAAGCTAATGGGTGTACTTTATTCATTGATGCTTGTTGTGGTGGAGCTAATATAATTGCTAATACAAAATATCCAATAGTATGTAAAACTAAATATGCTTTTGATAACAATAAGTATTTAATAGCTTTATTTGATAAAGTAAAATTTGATGATTTAGATACTTATATTGAGGTAGATGAGAATAAATATAAAGAAGTAAAACAAGATTTATTGCTAGGAAACAATACTTATGAGGATTGGTATTATGGGTATGTAGGTTTTCTATTTAGTTATGGTACAGTATTTATGGATAGTTATGCAAGAGGGAATGATAATAAAGGTAACCCTAGAAATATGGGTAAAGAAAGATATACTAATCTGTTAAATCAAAAAGAAGCATTAAAAGATACAATATTCACAGTTCAAAATATATTTGATATTAATTTAGATAAATTAAATAAAAATATGTTAATCTATATAGACCCTCCATATAAAGATACAAAACAATATAACAGACAAAAATTTGATACAGAAAAGTTTTGGAATTTAGTAAGAGAAATGTCAAAAAGATGTATAGTAGTTGTGAGTGAATATGAAGCACCAAATGATTTTATAACTATATGGGAAAAGGAATTATTACAAAATATAAATAGAAAAGCACTAGATAGACAAAAAGCAACAGAGAAATTATTTGTAATAAAAGATTATTGGTGGAAAGGGGTTGAGATATGAAGTACTTAATTTATACAGGTATGAATAACTATTTAGAAGTAAGTAGTTTACAAATTCAAAGCAGAATAGTAAATTATATTTTAAGTAAATTTGAGTATGAATATGAAGTTGAAAATTTAATTTATGATGAAGATGAGGATACTTATAAAGTTATGTTTGATTACAATCATAATTTACAAGAATTTTTAACTTTTATAAGAAATACTCATAAACATCTATTTAAAGATAATTTAAAAGATTTAGATATAGATATGGATAAATTAGGACATACATTAAATTCTTATTTAAACCTTCAACAATCATTATATGATTGTGCTACTGGAATACAAGATATTATATTTGTTCTTAATTTAGGGGAAAATTGTGAGGTAAACTATAATGAATACTAAGATACTATTTTTAGACTTTGACGGAGTTGTAAATAACATAGGTACTAGAAGTGGTATGGGGTTAAATATTCCTTTTAAATGTTATGATGAAAAATATATGCTAACTGATTGGGGATTTGAGAATATAGGGGTATTTAATCAATTATTATTATGGTGTTTAGAAAATAATGTAAAAATAGTAATATCATCTAGTTGGAGAATATGTATTGGCTATGCTAAAGAATTTAATGAGTTTTTTGATACTGTATTTCACGAGTATTTTTGGTTAAAAAAAGTAAATTCACTAGATAGTTTGGTTATTGATACCACAAGTAGTACTAGAACTAATAGAGAACTTGAAATTAAGGAATGGTTAGAGAAAAATAAATATAATGGAAAATTTGTAATACTAGATGATGATGTGTGTTATGGTAATAAATATTTTAAAGATAAACATATAGTTAAAACTAATAATAAAGTTGGTTTAACTAAGGTAAAATTAGAAGAAATAAAGAGAAAATTAAAAGATTAAATTAATGTATAAGTATCATTATACAAAAAGATGAAGGAGTGATGTATTTATGGCTGATAGGATGTTAGTGATAGGAGAAAGTTCTGCTGGAAAGGCTCTAGCAGATTATGAAGTAGTTTTAACAGATAAAGGTTGGATTCCTATAGGAGATATAAATATAGGGGATATTATATATGATGAAATAGGAGAACCTACAAAAGTAGTAAAAACATATAAATATAATGCTAAAATATATAGAGTACATTTTAAAGATGGTACTTATATAGATAGTTGTAAAGACCATAAGTGGAAAATAGGGTATGATTCACACCACAGAGAAACTTATAAAGTTATGACTACTTTGGAATTAAAAACAAAAATAGATAATAGAAATGAAGTCATAAAAAGAAAATATAATAGATTTTTTGTTCCTACAACTTTACCTGTTCAACACAAGAGTAAAAAATTACCTCTACACCCATATTTGTTAGGTGTTTTATTAGGTGATGGTTATATACCTGTTAGAGGGCAATTATCTTTTTCAAATACAGAAAAAGATATTATAGAAAAAACTTCAAAATTATTTAAAGAGTTTGGTTTAAATGTAAAAAAATATACAGATAAGAATTACAGTTATACTTTAGTAGGTAATGACATAGAAACAAGAGTGTTAAAAAATATATTAAAAGACTTAGGCTTACTAGGAAAAAAATCAAAAGAAAAATTTATCCCTGAAATATATTTAAGAAGTTCAGAAAATGATAGAAGATTACTATTACAGGGCTTAATAGATACTGATGGGAATGTAGATAATAGACACTATGGTATATCTTTTTCTACAATGTCTAGTAAATTAAAAGATGATATAAAAGATTTATCAACTTCTCTTGGAATAATTACAACAGTATACACACAGGATAGAACAAAAGATAATAAAGGTATATGTTATGAAGTGAATTTTCAAACAAAAGAAAAAATTTGGAGTTCAGAAAAACATCAAAAAAGATTTGAACAGGTTAAGAAACACGATAGACATAATAATGGATATAGATTATTTGTTACTCATATAGAGGAATTAGATGATATAGTACCTATGACTTGTTTGGAAGTAGACAGCTCTTATCATACATTCTTAACTAAAAATCATATAGTAACCCATAATTCTAGTGGAATTAGGAATATGAATCCTAGCGATACCATAGTAATAAAATGTTTTAATAAAAGACTACCATTTAAGAATGGGGATAATAAATTTAAAGTATATACCCCACAAAACTATGAAGAATTAATAGGAGCTATTGTAGATATATTAGAAAAAGATAAAAATAAAAAAGTAAAAAATATAGTTATAGATGACATTATTTACTTTATGTCTGATGAGTTTATGAAAACAATTAATGTTAAAGGCTTTGAAAAGTTTAGTAATATGGCATCGGGACTCTATGGAGCATTTAAAGACATACCTGATTTATTATTGAAAGACAGACCTGATATCTTAGTAACATTTATGACACATGCAACTGTCAATGAACTAGGTAACATCTCAATAAGAACAATAGGTAAACTTATAGATGAGAAAGTTAAACTAGAAGGTATGTTTGAAATGGTATTACTTGCTAGAATGAATGAAGATGGTAGATATGTGTTCCAAGTTCATAATATGAATAATAGTAAATCAGTTGTAAAAACACCTATGGGTATGTTTGATACTGATGAGATAGATAATGATTTAGCTTATGTTATTCAAAAAAGAAATGAATATTACGGAATAGAAGAGCCTAAAAAAGAAACAAAATAATACTTGCAATTTTATAAGAGATATGATATAATACTTTTAACTAAGTGTTATGTCTATCTTAAAAGACATTATAAAATTACTGTCTTGTAAGATAGACATAAAGAAAGTGAGGTGAAGCAAATAAAATGGATGAGAAAACTTTAAAGGATATAATTGAGAATATATGTGTAAGTTTAGAAATTAATTCTAAAAAATGTGAAGAGTTAAAGGCAACTAATTTAATTATTGCTCAACAATTAAAAGAGTTATTTCCTAATAAGTATTATTATAACACAATATTAGAAAATGAAAACCCAATATCAGAGGAACAATTAGCAAAGGATTATAACTTTGAGGTATCTACTTTTAAAGATTTATTAAGTAATTTAGGAATTGTAGATAAGACAAAAAACTATTACATACTAGCAGAAAAATATCAAGGTTGTAATTATATTAAAAGTGAATTTAAAGACAATGAAATTATTAGTTATTGGACTCAAAAAGGTAGATTATTTATTTATGATTTTTTAAAACAAAAAGGAATATTACCAACAATAGAAAAAGAAAATATAGATGAGGAGTGATGTGTGATGGTAGACAAATCAAAATTAATAGGAAAAGTAGATATTATAGGCGTAATTCAAGGAATAGAACACCCAACAAAGAATGAAGATGGTAAACAAGTAGAAATTAAAACTATTGTAAATTTAATAGTAGAAAATCCAATAACAAAGTCTACAGTATCTTTACCATTCTTTACTAATGAATGGGATAAACTACAATACTTTGATAATGGACAACCTCAAAGAGTATCAGAACAAAATGCAACTGAAGAAATGAAAAGAAAAGCTATTAAATATGAAATTAAAGGACAAAAAGAAACAAAAACATATTTAACAGTAAAATCTTTTGTAGAGGCTTTGAAATTGTTTAAGGGTAAAAAAGTAAAAATTGAAGGTGTAAGTAGATATAGAATTAATAATCAAGGATTTTTACAACAAAACTTAGAATGTAAGAAAGTAGAATATATAAACCAAAAAGAAACAAATTATAGATTACAAACTCATACTTATGTTCTATTATCTAAAAAAGAAATAGAAACTATGGATTTAGATAAAGAATTAGAGATATATGTTCCACTTGGTACTCAAAATGAATATTATAGACAAAAAGCAATAATTCCTTTAGAAATATTCTTAGATGGTGTTTTGAAAAATGATAGACCTTTGGCAAAACAAATATTAGATACAATGAGAAATGATTGTGCTAAAAGTTTTGAATTAGAAGGGTATTATCTAGTCCCTGCAACAATAGAGTTAGAAAACGGTAAAGCATTCAGAGAACCTACTGAAGATGATGTAACACAAGGTGTTAGACTTTTACACCAAGCTACAAGTAAAGGGGATATGGAATTATACAAACAAAAAATGGCTTTAGAATTTAAAAAGATTGGATTAATTCCTGTTGAGAGAGGTACAATAAATATTGCTATTATAGCTTTTGATAAGGTAGATTATGTAGAATATCCAAGTTTACAAGACTACTCTAATAATTCAGGGGCTAATGCAATACAAAATGCTACTCAAAGTTCAATGCAAAAAGCCTTAGAAACTATGAAAAAGATAAAAGAAAATAATCCACAATCTAGTACATCTGTAAATGAAACACCAAAAGACGAACCTAAAACAGAAGTAAAGGAAGAAGTCAAACAAGAGAATAAAGTAGATGGAGCTAAGACTGAAACTACAGGTTCAGAGGATAAAAAGACAGAAACAACTAACACAACAACTGGAAATACTACAGAAAACTCTGAAGACCAGTTTCCCTTTTAGACTCAACAATTAAATAAAATTAATCAAAGGTAGGTAAAGTTATTTGCCTACCTTATTTTACTAATAAAGGTGGTGTATGTTTTGGCAAGAAAGAAAAAAGATAAAAGTGTAGAAGAAAGAAATAAAGAAATATATGAGAATTTATTAGAATTTTTAATACAAGGTAATAGAAAAAGTCTTAATGTAAAGAATAAAAAATTATTAAAAGACTTTGAAAATGAAGTAGAAACTTATCAAAAGAGAATTTATTTTTTGTATCAAATACAAGATAGTTATTTAGAATGGAATACTTTAAGTACAGATGTAAATGCTAATTTTAATCAATTAATATATTTAATTAACTTAAATAAAGAAGATTTACATAGACAATATATTAGTCCTTATGATATTGACCCTAAATATTTAAAAACAGATAAGAGTAAGATTATAATAAATAAAGATGAAAAGGTTATGAAAGACTATACAGAACTTGAAAAAAAGGTAGGGATAATATGAGTGTAATTGATACTAAGAGAGAATTAATGCAAGTATTAGAAGCTAGACTACTTGCAGGAGTATTACAAAATATAGATAATTTTAATATGTTAGAAGAAAAGACAAATAAAAATGTTATATTTACAGTAGATGATTATAAAAAATTCTATGAAGTATGTAAAATACTATATAATAAACAAAAGTACACTAATATAGATGAGTTTGCTTTATCTACTTTTTTAAACACTTTATCTATTGATGAAAAGAGAAAACAAGAGTGTATGAGTATATTCTATCTTATTCAAGAGTTAAATAAAGAGAATATAATTGATTTTGAGGGTGTTTTAGAGCAATATACAATAGTTAGTGTACCTTTAAGACTATATGATAAGATAGCTCGTAATGGTGGGTTAGAAGAGTTTATAGGTAAATTAACTAATTTTGACAATAGTGATGACTTAACTACTACTATGGAGGGTATGATAAGTGAAATATGTAGTGTAGGTACAGCTGACAGTAACTTTGTAGAAACAAACTTAACTCAAAGTATTACAGATGATTTTATTAAAAATATAAGAAGTGGTAAGAGAATAGATTGTGTACCTTTTATGTTAAAGTATAGTTATTTGAATAAATATAATAAAGGTATAGTTAGGGGAGTTAATGGAATCGCCAGTTTTAGTGGCTTCGGAAAGACTAATTGGCTTATTTCTGTGTGTGTACTATCTTTATTAGAAAATTCTAAAGATAAAATTTGTTTATTTTGTAATGAACAAGCCTATGAAATATTCATACAAACATTAACTTTTGCATATATTACTAATGTATTTTCATTAATGAATGAAACTGGAAAAATGATTAGTCGTGCTGAATATGGAGAAAATTGCTTGTCAAAAGAGGATATGGATTATTTTATAAAGGCTATGCTAGATTGGAAAGAAAGATATAAGGATAGAATTACACATATTTATTTTGAGAATATGAAACCTAATATACTTAGAAGAGAAATAAAGAAAAAAGTTAGACAGGGATATAGACATTTTGTATATGATACTTTTAAAGCAGATGAAGAGGAATATAAAGATATTATAGAATTATCTCGTGTAGCAGATAATTTAACCAAAAGATTTAATATTACTTTTACTATTACTCTACAACTTGCAGGGGAATCTTATGGAACAAAATACTTGACATACAAATGTTTAGCAAGAGCAAAAGCAATTAAGGAAATATTAGAAAATCTTATGTTATTTAGAAAATTAGATAAAGAAGAATTAGTAAATTTAATAGTTATGAAACATAATGAAGAAACTGGAAAAGAAGAAGAAGTATCTTTTAGAACAGATGTACCCTATTATGCTTTTTTCTGTGATAAAAACAGGAATGGAAGAGATGGGTATGTATTAATGTATTATATAGATTTAGATACCCTTTACTATGAAGAAATAGGAGTTATTCAAAATATGCCAAAAGATACATCAAGGAAAAAATCCTCTCAGTGAGTTGATTTTATGATACTAGAAGATATTGTATTACATAATCTTAACTTAAATAGAGAAATATTATATAGTCTTTTAAATGGTTATGTAGGTAAATTAACTCCTAGTTCTGATGGCACTACTCTTAGATTTGATGTACAACATAGTTCAAATGCTTATGTTCTTTCACTAGATGATAGTTTGAGATATTATAATTTCAGAAATAATGAAAAAGGCAATATCTTAGACTTATTGAGTAAATTAGCTGATGTAGATAAAACTAAATATATCACAGAACTGTACTTAAATTTAAGGTTAGAAAATAAACTTATTAATGAGTGTGGAGAAATAGAGGAGTGGGAAGAAAACTATGTTTATCAAGTACCTGAAATATATGATAAAGAATGCTTAGAACAGTATCCAAAAGTTATATCAGAAATGTTTTTAAAGGATGGTATAGGAATAGAAACTCAATTATTCTTTAATATCAGATATGATAAAAGAACTCGTAGAATAGTAATTCCAGTGTTCTATAATAATGAATTAATAGGTGCTATTGGTAGAAGAAATGCTATACATTTACAAGAAAAAGAAAATAAATATATGCCAGTTCTTAGATATAGTAAATCTCTTGTATTCTTCGGCTATGATGTTTACTATGATTTAATCAAAAAGACAAAAATAGTTATGTTAGTTGAGAGTGAAAAGTCTGTAATGAAAATGTGGCAGATGGAAAGTAAAATACCTACACTAGCATTAGGAAGTAATGCACTTTCAAGAAATCATATAGAAATATTAAAACTATTACAAGTAGATACAGTTATACTTGCACTAGATAAATCTTTAGATTATGTAGACAGTCTTATTCCCAATATTCAAAGATTAAAGAAATATGGTAGAGAGTGTAAGATTAAATACATAGATGTAAATAATATACCCAATAATTTATTAGGAGAAAAAGAAGCTATCTGTGATAGAAATAGGGAAGAAATTACAGAAATATTTACAAAATATTTAAAAGATGAAAATTTTTAAAAAATCTACTTGACAAGAGTAGATTTTTTTGGTATAATATTAGAAAATGCAGAAATTGTATTAAAAATTATTAAAATAGAGGAGTGATGCAGAAAATGCAAAATTTAATAAAAGTAAAGGTAGAAAATAAAGATGGAATTTTGGTGGTAGATAGCAGAATAGTTGCTAAGGAATTAGGTGTTAGACACGATAATTTATTAGTGAAAATAGAAAACTATATTGATAAATTTAACTCACCTGAACTTTCAGGACAGTTCTATATATTAGGTAATTATATGAGTTCAGATGGCAGAAATGTAAAAATGTACTGGATAACAGAAAAAGGTATTGCACAATTACTTGGAGGATATAATGCCAGTGTTCCAATAGCTTTTGAACTCAATGTAGCTTATATTAATGAATTTGATAGAATGAAACAATATATCAAATCTACTAATTCAGTTGAGATGTCGGAGGATATGTTATTAAGTAAAGCTGTTTTAGTTGCTACTAAAAAAATAGAAGCATTAGAACAAAAAATATTAGAAGATAAACCAAAAATAGAATATGTAGATAATGTTTTAAATTCTGAAAGTCTATTGACTACACCTATTATAGGAAAAGATTTTGGATTAAGTGCCAAAAAACTTAATGAGATATTAAGTCAAGGTAAAATTATTTATAAACAAAGTGGAACTTGGATACTATATTCTAAATATCAAGATTTAGGCTTAGCACAAACAGTTACTACTGAAAAAACTACAAAAGAGGGAGTACAATTAACTTTTCATACTCTTAAATGGACTGAAAAAGGAAAACAATTTATTTATAATTATTTAAAGAAATTAGGATATAAATTAGCTGTTGAGGTGTAGTTATGGAACAGACACCTCAAGTAGATTTAATAAAGAAACATAAACAATGGTTTAAAGATTTAAGTATACATATAGATAAATTTAACTTTGGTATACTTAAAGATGATTTAACAAAATTAGAACAAATATATATGGGGGGACTTGTAAAGAGTGGGTATTTCACTGAAACTGTGCAAGGTTATTTACTAACTCTAAAAGGACAATCTGAATTAGGAGTAAATCAAAAACAATCAGATAAAGTAAAAGAATTAAAAGCTAATAAAATTAAGTTATGGAGTTTTAGTGAATTAGAACAATGGAATGGTTGTCAACTATCTTATAAATTACAAAGACTAGATAGAGTACCTCAATTACATTCCTCATATTCATTTTATGGCTCTCTAGCCCACGATATACAAGAGAGTTATGTATTAGGTAATATAAGTTATAAGGAGATGATAGAACAGTTTAAAACTAGGTTAGAAAGGCTTAAAATATTAGGGGTACTTTTACCTAAAGATAGAAAAGGTGGACTAACTATTCAAGAAAATTATGAGAAATGTTTAAAAGATTATTTTAGACACAATTATACAGAAATTACCAAAGATATTAGAGTAGAAGTAGAAGTACTAAACCAAATAGGAGAACATTGGATATTAGGTTATATTGATTATCTAAAGATTAATAGAAAAGAAAACGGAAAGTTCTATGTAGATATTATAGACTTTAAGACATCTACTATATTTACAAAAGAAGAAATGAAAACAAAAGCAAGACAATTAATATTATATAAAATATTATTAGAAAAATCATACCCTAATATAGTAGTAGAAAATATAGGATTTGACTTTATGAAATATGTTAATATTTATTTTAATAGTAAACCTTCTAGGAAGTCAAGGAAAGATAATTATATAGAATCCTACTATGATAAGCTAATAAAAGAACTTGGAGAGGATATGGACAAAGAAATTCAGAAATGGATTAGAACAAAGACTATACCTCAAGAGTACCAATATTTAATTAATATAAAAAATTGTTATGTGTATTATTATCCTACACAAGAGGATATAGATGAAATTACTCAATATGTAGAGAATACTACACAAGAAGTTAAAAATGGTATAGAACAGAATGAGTTTACTAATAGGGATTATGCAAATGAACAATTCTTTTGTGATAATTTGTGTGGTTTTAGAGAGAAATGTCCTATTATAAATCAATCTAATATACCACAAGGAAAGTCAATGAATAGTATATTACAAGATATTTTAAAGAAAAGAAAAGAGGGAAAATGAAACCTATTAAACATATAGTTAGCTTTTCAGGATGAAAAGATAGTACAGCAATGCTTCTAAAAATGATAGAAAATAATATGCCTATAGATGATATAATATTTTTGGATACTACTGTAGAATTTCCAGAAATGTATAAGCATATTGACAGAGTAGAAAATTATATAGGTAGACATATAACAAGATTAAAAGCAGAGAAAGATTTTGAATATATGTTATTACACTATGAAAAGAAAAAGGGTAAGAATAAAGGACAAAAAGGTTACTCTTTCCCAGATTTTCGTAATCGCTGGTGTACTAATTATTTTAAAAAATCAGTTATTAGAAAATATATTAAAAATAAATATAAAGATTATGATATTATAGAATATCACGGAATAGCCATAGATGAAACAGAAAGATTAAATAAAAACAAAGAAAAGGTTATAAAATATCCTCTTGTAAACTGGAATATGACAGAAAAAGATTGTTTAGAATATTGTTATGCTAAGGGATTTAATTGGAATGGCTTATATGAGAAATTTCACAGATTATCCTGTTGGTGTTGTCCTTTACAAAGATTAGGAGGATTAAAAATTCTATATAGGGAATACCCGAATCTATGGAGTAAATTAAAATATTGGCAAGAAAATACATATAGAAAATTTAGAAGTAGATATACAATACAAGAATTAGAAAATAAATTTAAAAAAGAAATAGAAAAGGAGAAATAAAATGAAAAAAATAGATTATACTTTATTAGATGGACAAACTTATCAATTAGAATTTAAGGGTGGATACGGACATAGTGTTGGTATAGATGTAGCTTTGGCAGAAGATGTAGAATTACATTATGGAGAGTTTAAGATATGTTCATTAGGATTTACTATGAAAGTACCTGATGGTTATAAAGCAGACTTAAAACCAAGAAGTTCTACATTTAAAACTTGGGGAGTATTACAAGCCAACTCAATCGGGCTATTTGAACCAAGCTATAGCTCAACTTCGGATTTATGGGCTATTCCACTTTTTAGACCTTTAGATTATAAAGCTATGCAAAGATTATATAAGGGGGATAAATCCTTGTTGGAGGATATTTTAGTTATTCCAAAAGGTACTAGAATAGGACAAATAGAAATATTTAAGGCACAAGATGAAGTAGAATTAAATTTAATGAGTAATGAAGAGTATGCAAAAAAACACCCTAATGTTAGAGGTGGTTTTGGTAGTACAGGTACTAGATAAGGAGAGTATAAAATGAGTAATATAATTAATTATGGTATTGAAAATAAAAATGGTATATTAGTTGTAGACAGTAGAATACTTGCTAAGTATTTAGGTGTAGAACATAAAAATTTAATTAAGAAAATTGAGAGTTATATTGAAAGATTTAGCTCGGCTACACTTGTAGCCCAGTTCTATATATTAAGTAATTACATAAGTTTAGATGGACGAACTGTTAAAAATTATTTAATCACTGAAAAAGGAGTAGCACAACTTTTAGGTGGTTATAATTCTACTTTACCTATTGCTTTTGAGTTAAATATAGCATATATTAATGAATTTGAAAGAATGAAACAATATATTAATATGGTTAATGAAGAAAGTAAATTACTTTTAGATATAATTAATGCAAAAGATAATATGAGTAGAGCAATAGCATTAAATGAATATAATCAAAAAATTGTAGAACCCCTTAAACTAGAGAATGAAGAATTAAAACCTAAAGCTAATTATTATGACTTTGTATTACAAAGTCCTAACTTAGTTACTGTAAAAGCTATGGCATCTGATTATGGAAAATCTGCACAATGGCTTAATAAATACTTAAATGAAAAAGGTATACAATATAAACAAGGTGGAACTTGGTATTTATATACTAAGTATTCAGAATTAGGGTATGCTAAATTAGTTACAACAGCAATAGATGAGGAACATACAAGAGAGCATTTAAAATGGACACATAAAGGTAGATTATTTGTATATAATTTGCTAAAAGAAGATAATATATTACCTTTACTTGAAAGAGAGGAAAATAATTAAGTGAAAATATTTGAAATTTATAATGAAAATTTGAAAGAAACTTTTTATGTACATAGTTTATATGATTTTTGTAAATTTAATGGATTGACTGAAAGATTATTAAGATATACACACCCAAAATTAAAAGAGTTACACAATAGAGATAAAAATGTAAGATGTCAACCTTATCATAAAGGCTTCAAAATAGTTAGAGAATTTAATGATGATAGAATAGTTAAGTCAGAAAAAGGTAAATACAGTGTATATTATGTAGTAGATTTAGGAGAATACTATTATATACCTTATGAAGAACAGATAGAGGATGCTGTTAAAAAAGCAATGAAAGAACAGAAAAAACAAGCAAATACTAATAGTAGTAAAGAAACCTATGATTTTAGTGATTTAGGAACTGAAGAACAAGAAAATACTACGGATGAATATTTAGTCAAAAAATATCAAGCAAGTCTGAAAACAATACAAAAATTAAGAGATGAAAACAATTTATTAAGAAAATCAGCAAGAGAAACATTTAGAGGGGAACAAGCAGTAGAAGAGATAAAATCAAAATTATATTCTATGGCTAAGGACTTAAGTGGTGTGAATTTCATAATGAATTGGGGAAAAGAAAAAGAGTTTATTGAAACTAAAAATAATAACATAGGGATTTTAGTATTATCTGATTGGCATATAGGTAAATTAGTCAACTTAGATGGAAATAAATTTAGTGAAGATATAGCTGTTCAAAGGCTTAATAAACTATATGAAAGAGTTAGAGAACAAATATATACTTATGAATTAACTGAACTAAGAATATTATTATTAGGGGATTTTATTCATTCTCAAAGTAGACCTGATATGAAAGCACAAGGACAATATGTTGAGATTGAAAGTGGACTTAAATGTTTTTATTTAATTAAAAATTTAATAGATAAACTTTACAATCACTTAAATAAGATAGATATTGACTGTGTTGTAGGAAATGAAAGTAGATTTGATAGTAGTAATCCTCATACTAACTTAAATGAAGTAGCAAAGAACTCAATAGATTATATGATTTATGAAATGTTAGGTTTGGCTTATAAAGAAAATAAAGGAATATTAGTACATTCAACAAATAATTACTTTGAGAATTTAGTGAATATCAATGGATTTAACTTACTTGCTATTCACGGAGATAAGATTAATCATAGTAAATTAGAGAGTGAATTATCAAAGTTAAAATATAAGATATACCAAGACACCAGAAAACCTGTGGATTATGTAGTTATGGGGCATATTCACAGTTCCTTAGTTACAGATGGTTATAGTAGAAATGCAAGTTTGGTAGGAGCAGATGAGTATGCTACAAGAGGACTTAATATACCTGAAAGTTATGTTAGTCAGTTATTTGGTATACTTAATAGAGATACAAAAGAATTAATAATGTTTAGCTTAAAATTAAAATAATAGAGGGGATTTATTTTGCATAAAGAAAAAGAAGAGATAAAAGATGATAAAGATAAAGAGTATGTAGTTCCAGAATCAGAGATAATATTTAAGAATATTAATTTAATGTTGTTTGATTTTGATACATATAATGATGATTTTAAATTTACACCTAATTTTCTAGCAATAGAAGAAGATTTCCAAGATTTAATAGATAGAACACTAGAAAATAGATTAGTATATGTAAATATTGATTATTCTAGTTATGGTGGAGATTTAATGGTACTATTAGCTTTATATAATAGAATAAAACAACTAAATTTACTAAATATTCAAGTAAATATTAATATTGTAGGGGATTTAGCAAGTTGTGGTTTATTTCTAGTGTTAATGCTAGCGAAAGAAAAATTATGTACTTTTACATTTAATCCTTTATTTACACCTGTGTATTTGGCACATGAAGGCTATATGAGAGTTTATACTAATAGTCTTAAAGATAGGGATAATTATCATTACCAAGCTAATAATAATTTAAAAAATATGAATAAACAATTATTAGATTTATTACAAGAATTTGTGTCTCTAAATAAAGCTGATATAAATAGATTCAAAAGAGGTAAAGATATTTTCTTAGAACACAAAGATATATATATAAAGCCTTAGAAGAAAGAGATTTAATACAAACAGAATTTCCTATAAAAACAGATGTAATAGAATTTACATAAAAAAATATAGAGAAAAAGAGTAAAGAGTAGATATTTTATCTACTCTTTATTTTATATTTGACAAAATAAGAATTGTATGATATAATAAATTATCTTAATTTTAAAAGGAAGTGATAGTATGAAAAAATTAATATTATTAATATGTCTACTGTGTTCTTTTAATAGTTTAGCCAAAGAAAAAGAACATTTTGACATAATAGTTAATCAATTATTTGAATTTGAAGGTAGAAAATTAGTTAAGGCAGAAGATGGTTATTCAAAATATGGCTTGACAAAATATTACACAAATGATATAATAGGCTTAACTGAAACAAAAGCTAGAAAAATTATCTATGATAAATTATATGGTAAATATAATTTAGATAGGATTAATAATCTAGCAACAAAGCATTTTGTATTTGATTTTCTTTATAATACAAATCCTAATAAAGCCATAAAAATAATTAAAAAAGTTTGTAAAAATTATGATGAAGAGATTGATTTAGAAAATTATACTTTATCAGATAAAGTAGTTAATGTTTTAAATAATAATCCTCAAGTATTTAAGGAATTAATACAAGCAAGATTAAAATATCTTAGAGGGTTGAAAATGTATAAAAAATATGGTAAAGGTTGGGAAGCAAGAGTAGATTGGTTTACTGTTGCATATGCTGAATATATTAAGGAATATCAAATACAAAGATATATTAATAATTTTATGTTTAATATAAGTGAGGTGGTAAAATGTTCAGTTGAACATAAATACAATGAACATAACAGATGAATTACAAGCAAAAATAATAGATGATATTAAGTATAAATTACTCTCTCATTTTAATGTAGATAATTTTAGTGTAGTTATTGCTTGGTTTAAAGTAGAAGAGTTATATAAATGTTTTTATTGTGATAATTTACATAACTTGAGCAATCAAATAGTAGAGAATAATTTAGATAATATTATAATGAAACTAAAAGAGATTAATTGTATGGAAAATGTGGAGAGTGTAGAAGAATGACAACAGATATGTTAGAATTAGGTGTATACAAACTCTTTGAAGAAGGTAATTATCAAGCATTAATACCAAGAGTTCAGAGGAAGTTTAAGATACACGAGTGTGATATTATTGTAGTAACTAATGATGACTATATATATGAGATTGAGTTAAAAGTATCTGTATCTGATTGCAAAAGGGATAGAGAGAAAGAACATCAACACAAAGATTTATATAATAGGTTAAAATATCAATACTTTGCATTGCCAATGTCTATAGTAGATGAATGTATAGACTTTATACCTGAACATTTTGGTATAATAGTTATTAATGATGAAACTCTTGAAGGTTCTTTTATAAGAAAAGCAGAAATAAATAAAAAACATAGAAGAATTAGTAAAGGAGAGTTAATTAATTTATTGACAACAGGTTGTAAAAGATATTTTCAAAAATTAGATAGTATATGGAAAAAGGAAGAGGATAGTGATGAAGAAACAGAATAATGAGATATTAATAGATGGAAATTTTATTTTAGATATTTTATATCTAGGAATGATAGGACTATATTATTTAGGTTATTTAGAATTAGACTGGTATTCCCTTGGGTATTGGACAGTTCACATAGTTGGCTTATTGTGTTTATTAAATTTAATAGTAAAAGTTATAAAATTTATTTATAAAAGATTAAAAAAGAATAAGGGAAGTGATGTATAATTATGATTAAAATCAATTTAGATTTAAAGGTAGAAGAAATTAAAAAGAATGCCTGTACAACTAGAACTTTTAAAGTTTTAGCAGATGAACCTACTAAAAAAGTTGTCAGAGAGTATATTAAAAAAGTAGGTAATAAAGTTATGCACCCAAAGGGTTATTTTGAGTGGTATTTAGAAAAGGATATTTTAAATGCAGAAGAATTTATTTTTTTCTTTTGGACTAAAGAAGAAGTTGAATATGAATTAAAACTTTTAAAAGAAGAATTACAAAATTTTGCTAATAAAAATGAAACAAAAACAAAAGAACATTCATATAGGAATAAACCTATTAATAAATCTAATGTAGGTAGTATATTGAAACCTAAAAAAGAACCTAAAAAATACACAGGGTATACAGTCAAATTAGATTTAACAGATGTAGAAAATACTTTCAGAAATTTAATAGAAGAGTATACTACTGAACTTAATAAACCTAAATATACAAAAGAGATAGATTTTGTAAAAATGTTAGATAGTATTAAGGAAGCAATAAATAATAAAGATATAACAGTAGTAGATTGTATGGCTTTTGTATCTGACCTAAATGATTATTTAACTGATTTAGTTGCAGGTATTTATAATGCCTAGCCAAAATATATTAATGTACCTTGAGTTAATTCAAAAGACTCAAGGTACTAATGATAAAAAAGCCATATTAAAAGAATGGTATAATATAGATAGTTCACAATGTATTAAAGTATTGAATTTTTTATATAATCCTAACATAGTTACTAATATGTCTACTAAAAAAATTAAAAAAGTATTTACTGAACCTATGTTATCTACAGATGATGTTAAAATCCTAGATGATAATATATTGATGGTTATTATGATGTATTTAGTAGACCATTGTACAGGTACAGATGAAAATATAAGAGTATTACAATCTTACAGAGATTTATATATGTATTCTCAATCAAAAGAATTTTTAGAATTATTTATGTGTAAAGAATTAGCAATAGGCTTAGATATAAAAGCTATTAATAGTGTTATCCATAATTGTATATCTATTATTGAACCTATGTTAGCAACTAATTATGTTAATGTGGCTGATAAGTTAGACCATAGTAAAATTTATTATATTACACTTAAATTAGATGGCAATAGATGTATAGTTGACAATAGAAATGGAACACCAAAAGCATATAGTCGTAATGGAGTTGAAATAAAGGGATTAGATACATTTTTAAGCTGTTTAAATTTACCTAGTGGTAAAATATATGACGGAGAGTTACTACCTCGTATAACAGCTAATAAAAGCTCAAAAGACCAATATAAAGAAATTAGTTCTATTATGAGAACAAAAGGAGAAAAGCCAAAAGACAAAATTACATATCATATATTTGATATAATAGACTACAAATTACCCTATATGCAAAGAAGAAATTTTATAGATAGCATAGAGAATACTGAATATCAACAAATATGTAAAGTTCTATATAAGGGACAGATAAATAATGCAGTGTTTAAACTATTAGATGAAGTTGTGGCACAAGAACAAGAGGGCTTAATGGCAAATGATATTGAAGGTATGTATGAAAGTAAGAGAGTTAAAAGTATATTAAAGTTTAAAAAGTTCAACACAGTAGATTTAAAATGTATTGGAGTAGAACAAGGAGAAAAGAAATATGCTAATACTCTGGGTGCTATTGTTTGTGAATATAAAGGTAATACTGTTAAAGTAGGTAGTGGGTTTACAGATAGTCAAAGAGATTACTATTGGAATAATCAAGATGAGATTATAGGTAGAGTAGTTGAGATACAATACTTTGAAGAAACACAAGATAAACAAGGGAATAAAAACTTGAGATTCCCGATTTATTTACAGTTGAGAGAGCTAGGAAAAGAGGTATCTTATGATTAGCTTAGAAATTAAAAATGATAGAAATAGAGTACTAATGTATGCACTTAGATATGCAATTAGTAGAAGAAGTTATGCACTATCAGATGCAAAAGAAATATTATTAGAATATGGTAAAGATTTTCAACCACATCTATTATATTCCTTATTAGAGGATATACAAGAAGAAATTAATAGATGTGGTACTGAAAATATGTTAGGATGTAAAACAGAATTAATTTTGATGCAAAATTTAGTAAAAGAATTATTATTAGAAAAGGGGATAAAAGAAGATGAGTTTTAGTGAAGATTTAGTAAAGAATTATAAAGCAAGACAAAAAGCAATCAAGGAAATAAAAGAAGATTTTAAAAGTGTGTTAGGAGTACCTTTTGAATTAAATAAACAAAATATTATAAATGCCTATATAAGTGGAAAAGCAAAATTTGATGTAGGATTAACAGAAGAACAAAAGAAAACAACAAAAGAATTTTATGATAACTATTATGATTATAAAGATGAAACATTTAGAGAATTATTAGAAGAAAAAGGGATAGCTGTAATAGTAGATTGGTTCAATATAAGAGCTTGGAGTGATGAAGGAGAACTAGGATATATAAGTATTATCTTTTCAGAAGATAGTAAAAAAGAACAAGATAAAAAATTAAAAGAAAATTAAATTTTTACTTGACAAATAAAATTGAATATGCTATAATATAGCAAAGAAGATAAACAGCAATTCACAGCAATTAAAATATAATTCTGATTGGTTGAGAAAGAGATAACTTCTGTTTTCTCTTTAAATATAATTATCTTAAAATTAAAACAGTATTTAAAAATAATAAAATATATGAAAGGTGGTGAAAAATGTATAAAGCAATAAAGATAGAATTAAAACTAACAGT